CAGGCTTTGCTTGAGGACTTATGTCTATCCTCCACTATGGCGGTCGTCCGCTCTTAACGATCGCGGTTTTCCTTCTGTACTTGTGCAGAGACATTGTGGGACCACTCTTAGTGGTTTTCGCTGGGATTATCATCGATTGGTGGGCTTTAATTAGCTTTCCGATAGTGATGCTTTTCCTAGTGGGAGATGTTCTACGCCTATCTCCAGTTAGGCGTCTCCACCAGATATTTCAGGATTGGTCATCCAATATTCTGGAGATGAACAACCTAGTGGATCCAAAGGCTGCCGAGAAATTGCGGCGTGCTATGATGGACCACCCGGTCGTGTATAGGAAGGACCCTCCCAACCATACGCACCCCAAGAGCGCCTCGGCTCGTTCCGCTGCAGTGAATCATATGTGCTCACTCGCCAATTTGTTAGGTATTAAAACCTTCTTTGTGCAGATGAGTAAACAAGATCAGCAGCGTGGGCGACCAGGCTCCAGAGATTGGAGATTTCCCAAAGACCTCCAGTCTGTTCCAATCTCTGAGACACCCCTTGAGGACGTTGACGCATTGTGCTATGTTGACGTAGACATGTACCTGGACATGCCCGCCGCATTGTGTGAGAACGCTAAGATCCAAATGATATCTACGTTCCAACCAAGTGCGGTAGCTAACTCTGATGGAGAGTATGCTTTTACTTTCGACAAATACAATGTGTCGAAAGTTTCCGTTTCGGGTGGCGGAATGTACACTGGGTTAGTATGGAATTACTCCCAGGACTCGTTGTTGGTGACCAGGAAGTTTCTTGGTGTACCATACTCATGTGCTGCTTATTTGGTTGATAGGAAGACGGTCACTGAAAACTATGACTTAGTTCTTTTGTCACCCTTGGGTAGCTGGGGTTGGAAGCTGGCCTGGCTTGCATGGTGGACCATTAGTGGACCAGATTTGCGGAGGCTCAGCCTACACGACGATGGTTTCTTGCGCATGGCTGTGCACAAGAAAGATGGTATGTACATGAGTACTGGGAGACCCGACTCTTACGCTTGTGCTACAATACCCGCGGCTGTGGACGCAGCCTTGAGTGACCAGGTGCTAGTGCAGAAAGCCGACTTGACGTCCGCTACTGTGCAAGGCAGAGTGGGCCCCGGTTTTGAGACTGGCGCCCCCGTCGTTGCCGCCTATCATAGGAAACAGCGCCGTGGCATTCCAGATCGAGTGTGCCCGGTAGATCTAAGCATTCAGCATGTCCAATTTGGGCCTAAGTCGGAGGACGACTTTAAGCCTTTAATTGTCCCCTTTATGACACCACTTATTGAGGACGGCTGTTTTGCACCGGCAGTAACCATCATCAACGAGGAAGTGATGGTTAAGGAGAGAATAACCAATATGGCGAAGACCACGGTTATGGATGCCTACACCCGCATTTTAGCGGAAGAGTTTGTTCAGTTTCTGTTCCCTAGGAACGGCGTCTTGGTACCACTCGACTTTGACGCTGTCGTGGAGAGACAACACCGCCCTAGCCAGTTAGCACTAATTGGGCAAGCGGATGATGTGCCACACAGACCACCGACTGCCACCAACATGATGAAGCATGAGGCTTATGCTAAGATAACCCCACCTAGAGCCATTACGATCATTGATCCACCTGACAAAGTTGCGTGGTCACTGTTTTTGTATGCCTTGGGAGATTATGCTAAGTACTCGTGGCCGTGGTACCAACCGGGCATGACCCCGTTGGAAACTGCTGAGAGAATCGTTGCGATTTGCTCACTTGCCGAAGACCTTAAACAAGGTGATTATAATAGGATGGATGGAACCATCTCACCAGCTAACAGGGAGCTGGAGTCCATGGTCATAGTTCGTGCCTTTGTGCGGGACGTACACGAACGAGCACTTGAGTTGGCGAACTCACAAGTGAATATGGCCGTGAGGTGTCGACTGGGTACCAAGTACCAGAGCGGCACCGCCAGGGGGTCAGGGTCACCGGAAACTGGCCTCTTTAACACAATAAACACTGCCTTTAATGCTTATTGTGCCTTCCGTAGCGAGGGGGTCCCGCCTATCGTTGCCTATGAAATGCTTGGCATTTATTGTGGCGATGATAGTGCGACGCCTAGTGGGGACTGCTGTGGCGGCCCCATCCCCCGCGTTAGTGAAGCGGCGCTCGTCAGAGCAGCATCAAAAATGGGCCAGGAGCTTGAAGTTACAACTGTTAAGAGAGGGTCAGTTGGGGTCAAGTTTCTCGCTCGATTGTATGGTCCTGACGTGTGGTTCGGAGATCCAAACTCCATGTGTGATCTCAAGAGACAGCTTTCTAAGTTACATACCACTGTCGCCTTACCGTCAAAGGTGACGCCACTTATGAAAGCCGTTGAGAAAGCAAGAGCATTCGGCCTCACGGATGCCAACACTCCAGTTCTCGGTGAGTGGTGCAGGACGGTTCTGCGCAAGTTTCCGAACGTTTACAGTGACTACCTGAATATCTGGGGTAGCAAGTTAGCGTACGATGTGCAATATCCAAATGAGGATTCGGGGTGGATGTTTGCTCTGGCTCAGTCACAGCTACCAGAATTTGATTTCGGTGGTTTTAGGGATTGGATCAGGCACGTTGATTATTTGGGGGTGGATTCGATACTGTTTCTCCAATCTCCAGTGTTCATGCGGCATCAAGCTCCCGTCAATCGCATTGTTGTGGTTAACGGAGAGCTCCTCCAACCAGAGGTTCCTACACAAGGCAGTGTGACCGCCAAGCCCGATGACAAGGGTAAGGAGGAGGAGGTTGGAGAGACACAACCATCGGCAGCTAAGGCGCCGGTTGTGGGTACACCGAGTACCGATGGCGCGCCACCCGCAGCTAAGAGCGCGGGACCCGCAGCCAAAAATCCGCAGAACCGCGCCCAGAAGCGCGCTGAGCGGTCTGCTAAGTTCGGAAAACGAGCCCAAGCAGCCAAGAAAGCACCTCCTAAGCCCAAGGGCAAGGGTAAGGGGGTGACTTAGTGGCGTTAGCAGTTGTTTATGTAAATCTCTGTCATAGACACACTTCTTTGGTAATCTTAAAGAACCAATGTTATAGTGTGCGACGGGGAGGTATATGTATATTTACGGCGGCGTGGTGTTCAGGCCACGATCCGAAAACAGCGCATCATAGTCTAGTGTATGAATGCAAGCCGAAAAACAAAAGCAGGAAAAGGTCGTAGACCTAAGCCAGCTAAGGGTAGTGGAAGAGGTCCGTCCAAAGCAAGTGAACAACCGCTTGCGCAGTCAAGATCTTTCAAGACTGCATCCCCGAGAGTTAGAGAGGCTAGTGCTAATGGCCAACGCAGCTGCACCATCAGGCACTCTGAGCTCTTTGCGTCGATCCCTTCGACAACGACTTTCGACGTCACCATCTACCCCCTCAACCCTGGACAATCCGTCGTGTTCCCATGGCTAAGTGTGCAGGCACAGGGTTGGGAGAGGTATAGGTTCAAGAAGCTTGATTTTGAGTTTCTGTCCCGTACCGCCGCCACAACAAATGGCAGTGTCACCATGGCTGTGGATTACGATGCATCCGATCCCACGCCACTTAGTGAGCTGCAAATGATGTCCTACCAGAATTCAACACAAGATGCACCCTGGAAAAACCAGAAACTTGTGTGTGCTGCTGCCAGCCTTAATGGGGCTGACAAGTACCGCTATGTCCGCACCACGAACACACCCCCGAGTAATGCCGAATTGAGGCAGGAAGACTCAGGTAAGCTGTTTGTGAGTGCAATTGGTGGCACTGCAGGAACCAATTTTGGTACTCTTATCGCCCACTACGAGGTTGAGTTTGTGACCCCACAAGCTCCCTCTGGTGGTGTGCCCTCCAACAGTAAGATCCTTAATGGTAGCTCAGGCGTGACTCCTCAAGCTATCATGGGTACCGATGCTGTTGCGTTGGGAACCATTGCTACCACCATGCAGTCTATTGGGACTACAGGTGCATCTGACCAAGGTACTCGTTTCACGATGGACGGGCTTATCCCTGGCATGTTGTACCAGGCTGCATTGAGCGTTGGTGGCACTGGTTTCAGTTCCTTCACGCCTTGGACCTGGGGTCCAGGCATCATCAGTACAATCCAAGGGGCGGCGTACAACACTAGTACTGCCAACTCATTTGTCTATGATTTCATTTCGGATGCACGGACTGCCTACATTGACTTTGTGCCAGCTAACGGAGCTGCCACTGTCAGTCCTGGTAGTGCCCTATTCAGTGTTCTAAACCAGGTGAACCCTGACGTTATCGAATGAAGGAAGAGATGTCTAGTCAAGCGTATGACTATAACTAAACGTGCTGGCAACGTGTGTGTAACCAAATCTAGAAGTCAAGCGTGTGACTATAACTACGCCAACACACCGACCTGAAAAGAAAAGGGACGCACTAGGTGACCGTCCGCTTAAACAATGCCCGGGGTGCCTTTATGGCTTAAATTAATGCCCCTTCTGAAAATCTATTGCTATGGCTAACCTGTTGTGGGGTTGGAAGCAAATAACGCCGAAGAAGTCGGTATACGTAAGACTCGATCTCTTGCCTCATGCTCTACCTCCTGGGTACTATTTGATGTCAAATTCACACATTGGTACCTATGCGGTAGTGGACCACGTACACGTTTTGTCGTTATGTGTTGACCCAGAGCGTCCAGGCGGTGTGAGACACCGAGTTCCAGTGAACGAACGTAGTAGGTTGTACGGGGAACTCCTCCTCGTACATCTGAACAGTGGGGGTATGTTGAGTACTTTTGATAATGATCGTGCTCGGCATATTTACGGTGCCGTTGCTTTAGCACAATTCTATAAGAACATGAGGGAATACCTTTGTCCCGAGTGTGCTTTGGATGGATTTCAATGCCTGTGTGTGAGACAACACGTGGAAGGAGGAATGTTTTATTCCTCTCGGGTAGCACTACCCGGGCAAGTCGTGGGGGAGAGGCAGGAGTTGCCTCCCGGTTACGACGAGCCACAACAGTGATACGCCTAAGGGCATGCGGCCTGTTGGCCAAGCTTTCCCATTTTCTACTGAAAGTGGGGCCCGCGGAGCTTCCGTACGGTGGTTCCGTGAGAAAACCAAAGGGC